TCCTGTGCTGCAAGCATCTCCTCACCAGCGAACTTCTGGTGAATACTGTTGACGAAATCGTCAATTTGCTCAATCGATAGTGCCATTTGGCAACTCCTTTACTGGTTACGACCTTTCGAGCTCTCGATAGAGCCGATCTGCTTCCTCGCGAGGATCTTCGCGTGGAGGCTGAGGTCTTGTCGGGCTTCCACCCTGACGAAGCTGGCTCTGCCTTGAGACTTTTTGGGTCTGCTGTTTCAAACGTTTCTTGGTGATTTCGTCCGCGAAAACCATGTTGGCTACACGACCAACTAGCTTATCGTTTAGTTCCGCAGGACGACCGAGGCGTTCAAGACCAATCAGTTGCGCTTTGACAGCAACATGAAGTTCTCTGCGCCGCTCGAGTTCTTCGTCGGATTCACTCCCGGTTTTCCCGAAAAGATCGGAAAATCCAAGTTGATCGACGTAGCTGTCGAACTGTTGCTCTTCGGCTTGAGCGTTCACATCAGCAAACCTCGCTTCGAGCACCGACAGTCGTGATTCGTAATGATCACGCAGTCGAGTAAACTCATCGACGATCTCGTCGTCATAGAGATCCTTGCTAAGCGAAACCTCATACCGATTGCTATCCTTTCCGACAGCATCTTCTTGCTTGGCTTCTTTCTTGCTGAATTGACCCTTCTCGTTTCGAGTCGAGCCTTCGTCGCTGTCAGCCAACGCCTTGCGTCCAGCCTCAAACGCCTTCTTGTCAAGCAATTTCAGAGCCTTATCCAACTCCTCGCGACTGGCAAACTCCGACAAGTCAGACTCGTCGATACCATACGCGGCAACCTCGGCTATCACCTTGTCGTTGATCCACTTGGGAGCACGCGACTCGTCGCCGGAAACCTCGCCTTGATCATCATCATCGGCGGAACTGCTGGAATTGTCCTCAGCAGGTGTTTTGTCAATTGACGCGGTGTCAGTGATGATTTCCGCATCAGACTTGCGATCGCCCATACGCTCTCTTGCCACCTCTTCAACGATGGTGTTCGCGTATTCCTTGATTTCATCGCTCGTCATGTCTTCATTTAACTCGATAGTCTTACTCATCCCCATAGCCTCCGTCTAAATCCCTTAAACCGCGCATTCGCAGAAATTCGTTGCGTGCGCGACGACTTGTAAATCGAACCTGACCGCTATTCATTACAGCGGCACCCTGAATCCCGTGCCTTTTGATCAGATCTCGCGTCTCTCCAACCTGACTTTTCATGACACCACACCCATCGGAAACCAAAGGGTTGTGCTCGGTGTAGGTATTTGCCGCCATGGCTGGTCTTTCAAGCCAATCTGGCTTGCGAGGAACAAGCTTCTCAAGCTCTTGCTCAGTGACAAAATTGCCTTTGTACTTGTATTTGACTGTGCTCATCATCCAGCCCCCTGCAACATCGAGTTTCTTTGTTGCGAATTGATTTGCGGGTTTCCGCCCATCAAGGTTTGTATCAATGCGTTGTTCCTGGCGGCTTCTGTGCCACCACTACTGATGTTCCTTCGGATTGTCTCCCTGGTTGTCGTCGGAGACTGGCGAATCGTGTTTTCGTCGCCACCAAGCATGTCTGATGGGTTTGCAAACGTGATGAATCGCTTGAACTCTGGTCGATTCTTCAATCTTGCGATCTCGTCAACAATTGCCTCTGCGTCAATCGAGGCTCCCGATGCCTGGAACATCGGCCAAAGCGGTGCGATCTCACGCAACACCTGAAAGAGTTCTTGGAGTTTCTGCTCGGGAGTCTTGAAAACCATGGAGTATGGTTCCACTCGGAACTCATAATCATCAAAGATTCCTTCCCTGTAACCTGGAGTCCAATCTGAATTAACTTCGATACCAGTGTTACCAACAGGCATAGAGGTTTTGAGCTCAAGTGTCGAATCCTCCCACATAAGACGACCAAGATCCAAGATGCAATCCGAAGCGAACGAAACTACCGACATTCGCATGTCCGCTACGTTCTTCGATACGTTTCCGTGAATCAGTTCTTCCTGACCGAGTGTCGATGCCTGCTGCCCAAGCCCACCCATTGCCTGAAGGTTTCCAGCGAATCGATCGTATTCCGACTGCAAGAAGGTCGCCAAAGCCATGTCTCTCTGGTCGATACCTCCAACCTCGAATTGCTTGATCTGATCCGGGCTCCTACCCCTGTACCAACCATTGCGCTCTGATGTCCTGATTCTTTCTGCATCATCCTCCATCCCTGGTGGATAGATATTCACCTTGCGATGGGAGTCAGAATCATCCTCCATTCGCCTGTGTAAGCGGTTCTGTAGATCGTGCATCCCCTTTAAGTTGATCGCCGGAGACGTTGGTATCACATTGTCAGGAGTGTCCCCTAGAGACAGGAACTTGTACGGGCCAGCTTGCGATCCGATCCAATCGCGCTCGATTAGAGGCGGTAAATCCTGTTGATCGCAAACCATGGTCGCAATGGAGTTGTTCTCCGCGATCCATACGTCCATCAACCAAACCATATCCTTCAGATCGTCATCCTCGGCACTACCCCAGTCGGATCCAATGTCCCTGACTGCACCGACGGAATCCTGATGCTGCCTGGAGGTTGGTTTTAGCTTGTCCTTGACCTTTTTGTCGTACCCAGGCTCATCCATCACCTTTTCATAGTCAGCTCGGTAGCGATGACCGCAATACCGCATCTTGCTGAGTTCTCGGGCTGGCATGTCGAGTATCAAATCGTCGATTGATACGCGATTGAACCACGGCTCACCTGGATCGAGCCAAACATCTTCCTCGGCTTCAAGCAATCCATGAAAGCGAGTGTCAGTGTCTCGCATCATGACTACGCCACAGCCAAGGCAGAAGAACGCATCCATAACGATGGCTCGAAACGTCTTGTCGAGAGCCATATCGCTGATAAGCTTCTTGAGATTTACCTCAAAACGCCTTGCGAACGGAAGCATTTCCATTCTTGAGGTGGACACCAACACGCTCGGATTGTTGGCGGCGAGGGCAACCGTATAGATACGTGCCGTCTGGTTCATCAGATTAACCAGAGTCTTGTTCTCTGCGCCTGATTCGGCGTACCAAGAACCAACATAATCCCTAATCAACTCTTTGCGGACGCGACGGAATGGCTCCATCGCATCGCGAGACGAGCGAATCGCTTTTAGAAGTCTGCTTCGTTTTTCAGGGTTTGATAAGTCAAACATTACCAGTCGAATTAACTTCGGATTGTTCCGGTCAATTTCGACTGGGTTTTATCTCCAGCCTATTGCACCACTTCGCCTACTTGGCGATGGATTTACTTTTTCGTCGCAGATGCCGACTTGGCACCTTCAAGCACCGACTTTGTTTGTGCGAGGTTCAAAGCGGATTGAGAAAAATGCAGAGCCTTTTGCGCATCGGGCTGAGCCTTTGCTTGGTCTGCCATCTTTGCAATCGCTTGATCCAGTTTTTCGTTCAACTCGGCTTCCATCTTGCGCCATTTCCTTCAGGTTTTATCCTTGAATCCTATCGCAATACATCGCGTATTCCGAACTTTGGGCTGCCAGAACTGACTACTCGTCGCTCCTGACGTTCTCTCCATAAAAAACTACCATACTCTGGAATCTGTCCGTTTTCAATATCGCTGTCAACTTTAGAATCCAAATTCTCACCAGAAAATACCAACCAAGCACCAGCAGCAGCGATCGCTCGGTCGCCGTGGTTCTTCTCGGTCGCACCCTTGTTCTTCGTCGGCGAGTGGATGATCCTTCCATTTTCCCACTCGTACTCACCGCACTCCTTGAGCATTTCTTCCGATCTTGGAGTGTAATCGCCCTTCTCCATCGCCAAAGCGAACTGCTCAAACATATCGGCTTTGTCGGCATCCCTGCAAGGAAAACCAGCCTTCCTAGACTTTTTCTGCGATCCGAGCTGCGTAACGTCTCGGTAGAAGATGTTTCCGTAGTTGCATACCTCGACGACCTCTTTGGCAAAACCACCCGAGACACCTGAATCCTCCCAGCCAAGCAATGCTTTGCGCATCCAAAGGCACAAGCCGACGACCATCCTGGCGAATGGGCGTGGCTCAAGCCCTTTGATCACGTACTCGAGTATTTCTTCCCCGGTTCGATTGTCGATACCGGAGGCTACTGAGTTGGACGAGTATGCACCGACACCACCAGAGGCGATGTCGCAGGCGATCGTAAACGGCCCAAGCGGTGGGCTGTTGTCTATCCCGGGCTTGAACCACAGCGACAGTGGCCCATCGTCCCTTGGGACTAGACCTTTGAGCTCGAGCGTTTCGCTGTCAAATATCGGCGTTCCTCTCCAAACAGGCTTCTTGCCGTGGTTTTTCTTCATCCGATCGAGCAGGTCTGGCGAGAAAACCTTACCGGAGGATCCCTTGGCATCCATGTCGAGCTCGCGTGCGATGTACCGAGGCGTAGCCCCGGGAAGCAGGCAGTGAGAGTCGTACCAGGGCGATCTGAACTTGCCTTCGATCTTATGCCCTCTCCTTTCGATCGCTCGCAACTCCCTCTCGTGCGTTGAGACATATTTTTCAACCTGCTCTTGCTCGTCTGGGTTGATTGCCGTCACAACACCGTCTTTTTTGATGTACGCCAGTTTTGCGTGCTCTGGGTTCTCTTTCCAGTCAAGTGCGTAGACTCTTGTGTTGTCCGGATCGGTTGCCGACTCGTAAAACACACCCGTATCGGCACCGAACGTCGAACAGAGGAATATGCAGTTGGTCACGTGAGCAACCGAGCTCATGATCCTGTAATCGATTCCGTTAGCAATAAACTCCTCCGATCCAACTTCGTCGAACGCAAAGAGGGTGGTTCTACCACCCCGGGCAACGTCTGCCGTAGCCGAGTAACCGATCCATATCGCGTCGGTTTTTGGGATCCTGATCGTATGGTCGGTGATATTTCTTTCGTATGGCTTTCCGTCCATCATCCACACCGGCAGCTTGTCGAGCATGTCCGAAAGTTTGTTCATTACCGCTGACGGATCCTTTGAATCGACCGTCTTTTCGTTTCGAGTAACAAGACCTGACGAAAACCCCTTGTCGGTGAGCGCCCTACGGATCTGCACTCCGAGGTACGTGTAGGTTCCACCTTGAGCTCGGCTCTTCTTGAGTGTCACCGACACCGGATGCTCGGTAGCCATCGCCTCGGTGATCGCTTCGTCCATCGCCAGGATCACCGCCTCTTGGTGCTTCCAAGGTATAAACGGCTTGGTTTTGACTTTCGCTCTTGGCTCATGCACCCAAAGGGCAAACGCGAAGAAAAACAGCACATCTGTCTCGCAAGCTTGCAACAAAGCACTTCGGAACCGTTCGTCGACCAATGCTCGCTCTCTGCAAGCGATACGCCACTCAAGGTTTTCTATTGGATCTTTCGGGGCTAGGTCGTAATACAAAGATTCCATTTTTTCTCGATACAAAACGAAAAAAGGCTACGCAACTTTCGTCACGCAGCCTACAGGAGACTTGCTCACAATGGAGTAAGGTGCAATTACTATAACCGACGACTTTTTGATGTCAACAGCCATCATCGCCTTTCAAGAGCCTCTTGCATGCTCATCGTCTTGAGTCTTGCCCTAAGAGTCGATTCCTTGATTCCGTAGGCGAAAGCCCATTGCTTGAGGCTCATTTTCTTGCCAGCGTGCTCGATTCCGCAACTTCCGCAGGACGAGGTGTGTCCGCTTTGCATGTGATCGAGCCTCACTTCGACTTCATTTCCACACGAACACTTGCACAGGAATTTTCGCTTGCCAGTCGAGTAGTGTTCGCGAACTACCGTCAAATTTCCGTATTTCGATCCAGCAGGGACAACCGTTCGACGCATCAGCAGTCCCATTTCTTTAGCGACTTGTTAATTCTGCTCTTTGGATCGCGAGCAGTTTTCTCGCTGGTCAACTCTCGCTTCATGCCTTCCATCCTAGCGCAGAACTTCTTGCGCCTTGCAGCATCAGCAGGACTTTTCTTAGCCTGCTCCTTCGACACAGGAGGCTTGAGATTCATCCCTTGCGCTTTGGCAGAGGCTCTACCTTTAGCGTTCAAGCCGCCTTCTGGGTTTTGACCTTCTTTTCTAGTCCAAGCTGGCGATTTCTTCGGCATAATCACTTTCCCTTTGGCTTCGGCTTTGATTGTGTTTTCTTCGTCGAAGAAGACTTCTTGCAACTCCCTTGACTGTAAGGCTTCTTGCCCTTCACAGGTTCATATCCTTGCCAGCATCTTCCGTTTTTCATGACATCTACCTTTGAAAAGATCTACAACCTGGAACATTGCGCAATGAATATACCTCTTTGCCCCAATATTG